GATGGTGGTGTCAGTGCCTGAGTCTGCGCGAGTGGTGCTGATCAGTGTGTACTGAGCAATGGGCAACACAACCGTGTTCGGCTGTTCTGCGCCATTGGTCAGATCGACCACGCCGTTTACCGCGTCGTTCAAATCCTTCAGGATTTCAGACGGCGTTTTGGTGTCCCACTCGGTATCAGTGGAAGCACCAGCATCAACAGCCGAACTCGGCACGTTGGGGTTGGTCAGCCAGCCTTGCAGGTTGTACTCATCATCACCATTGAAGGCAATGCGGTTCCACTTTTCACGCTGTGAACGTGCGGCTGAATTAGACTTGCGCTGCTCCAAGGACTTGCCGGCCAACTGTGCGGCGCGGATTTCCTGAAGGCTGTAGCCGTAGCTGTTGCCCACAGAACGCACCTGAGCAAAGAACTCCTTACCCTTGACGTCTGCGCGGGGCAGATCATCAGCATAGTTGGCGATGACTTTGGCAATGCCGGTCATGTCGTATTGTTCATACGAGATGACTTCAGCGCCAGGGCCTGCCTCGGTAGATACCGGGATCAGCTCAAATGCCTTGAGCGGTGCGCGGATGACGTCGTACGTCTGCGCTTTTTTGAACTCTAACTCACGCTCGAAAAATACCGTTTCGGCGGAGTCGAGATTGGTGAACTGGGTCATGATCCTGCTCCTTAGCTCAGTTCAACAACAACGAGATCATTCTCGCCGCCGCTGGTGATAAAGGTGCCGATGGCGAGATTCGCGCCTTCGACGTTAGTGTATTCGCCTGCGGCGGTCACGTAGGCAGTCTCGCCCGCTACCACATCGTCAACGCTTGAGGTGACGTACGCAGCGCCTTCGGTCAAGACTGAAACAGCCTCGCCAATGTCGTACTGCGCACCATCGCCGTCCAGCGGCTGGGTCAGTGTGTGCGTGAACAGGGCGATACCCAAGAACGCACTATCATCGCCCAGCAGAACCTGCTTCTCAGGATCAGTGCCGCGCTGTACCGGCTGACCGGGCTCAATGGCCGCCTCGGCTGCGAATGACTGCACCACGTCCGGGCGCAAGTCGTACTTTTGACCGGCCTGAGCTACATCAAGCTCGAAACCGTATGTGCTTGCTTCAGACTGGCTCATTTTGCAGCCTCCTTAGTTTTCCACATATTGGTGATGGTGTTGGCGGCATCGGCGCGGTGATCTGTCTTCACCTCTTGCGTGCTGTCAGCCCGTGCGCCTACTTTTTCAGCTTGACGCTGGATGGCCTTGTCGTCCGGCAGGGATTCGATCACAGAGTCAAAGCGGGCCAGCACGTAGTCGTCTGACTTGCCTTCCAAGTCAATGCCGTCATGCTTGGCAGTGATCACGGCAGCCATAATCTCACGGTCGCTGGAGTCGTAATGCTCATCGGCGTTAATGACCTTGCCAGCCTTGGACAGCAGGGATACACGGGCCTTGGCAGCTTCTTTCACCGCTTCGTCGCCGCGCTTGCCTTTCATCTTGTCCATTTCGGCCTTGAGTTCGTCCATCTTGCCTTGCAGGGAGTCGTACTCTTTCTTCATTTCGTCGTACGTCTTCTGTGCGTCATTGCGCTCAGTTTCGAGCGAGTCGATACGCGCCTGCGCTTTGTCGAGAGCCTTGGCTACCTCGGGAGCGGCCTGATATTCCAGTCCGTCCAGATTCACCGTGGCCAGTTTTGTATCAGACATAGGTCTGCCCTCTGGTTGGGTTTCATCGGATTGGACAGCCGCGCCGTCCAGGTTGATTCTTGCTTGTGCGCCAGCCCGTGCCCGCTCAACAATAGCGAGGTGGTTGTAGCGCACGTTGGTTTGTCTGTGTGTGTAGGCTTGGCCGTTGTACGTGCCATCCTCCCGCACAAGTTCCGTTGTGTACCCCAGCGACAGTTCACGCTTGCCGTTCTGTACAGCGCTGACGCCGTCTTTGTGGGTCACGGTAATTCGGGTCATCACGTTCATGCCATCAACACGGGCTTGATCACCTGTGAGGCCCACTGAAAGCTCGGCAGCGTTGTCAGCGTTGACCAGTGCTGATGGGTGATCGATGGTAATAGGGAGTGACGACAGAGTGGAAAGTGATTCATTGGTCAGAACATCGTCGGGGTGACGTAGCTCTAACCGCTCACTGCCGTCTGAATTGCGGTATCGGAAAACGCCTGTGCGGGTCACAATGGCGTCACCGCGCAAATAGCCCTCATCTGTGCTGTCAACACGGGGCATTACTGCGCGGTCAATGCGGATTTGTTCGTTCTGTGCCATAAGTTAGAGCGTCTCGCGACGTGTCCATGGCAACCATGTTATAGCGTTTGGTTATAAGTGTCAATGGGTGGGTGATTGGGTGAGAATAAGCCGCTTTATGATTGGCGGCATTTGCAGCATCTACAGCAGCACCTTTCCGTCACAGGTGGCGGTGGGGGCGGTGGCGGCGGTGGCGCCCTTGGGCGCTCTACGCCTTCTGGTGGCGGCGGGTTGCTTTGTTTTTTGGTCATGATTCACACTCCCCTATTGCATGAATGTTTGCCCGGAATATAGACCCGTCTTCTCTCATCACTGTGGTGTCGACAAGGGCGTGACGTGACCCCAAAACTGTCACCTCAACATTGCCAACGCAATACTGATTGCCCGGAACAAGTCCGTTACCTTGTGATATTTTATTTGATAGCGTGCCGACAGCATAAATGCCCAAGGCCAAAGCCGCCGCAAAGACCAAACACACACCAGCAATAGCGCGCCTTGTCTGCTTTTTATAGTATTCCAAGTTGCTCATCATAACCCCTCCGGCACATCAACAGTGTCGCCCATTTTGGCGGCTACGATTGCGCGGCAGGCGGCAACCTTGGCCGATTCTCCGCCGCAAAGCAGTTTGTTGAATTGATCCATTGGCATACCAGAAAAGTTCACGCCCTTATGGACCACACCATGCCAGTATTCCCTGTTGTTTTGCAGTGACACCTCGAACCGATCAATCAACGGCCCGCATTGTGACCAGTCGGTTGATGGTGTGTGGTTGTCGAACGGCCATGATTTTTTATACTGCCGCGCAAGTGCTAGCAGCGTTTCATCATCCCATTCTTGTGCCTTAGCCACAGCCCAATCCAGCGCCGCTCCTTCAAGTTCTGAGGTCTTGATATTCATTGTGCTGACTCCCAATACTTACCCGACGTGCCGCAGAACCGACCGAAAGGATGCGGCGGGTTGCGCTCGGTTTCGCAGTCAAGGTATTTACCTTTTGTAACAAGCTCTCCGTCGACAAGTGATTTTGCCGTTTTGACATTTCGTGAGCACAATGCGCTCTTATCACTTTTGAGCAAATCCGCCATATCAGGGTCAACAACTTTTCCCATAAGGGCAGCCCTGTGCTCGTAAGTTGCCATAAGGCAATGCTTACAGTCTTTGCATAGTTTCATAATCACCCCAAACAAAAAAGCCAGCACCCTTACCCGGTAGCAGTTGGCGGTGAGACGCCTCGGGCAAAGATGCTGACTGTTTTATTCTCACTCTGATTGGCCTGCTACAGCCATGATTCGATCTTACCCCTCAGACTCCAATCTATCAAGCACTGCGTCAAGTTGAGGACTGGAACCGCAACGACACTGATAATCTTCCCCTACATGCCCCTCATAACCCCCAATGCTCGAACGACTCATCCAGGTTTCACCGCCATCATCGCTGTACACGGTGGCATCATCCCAGCGGCACAGACGCCCGTTCATTACCCTGTGCGATTCTCTAACGCGTTCATCTTCACTGGTGCGCCAGATGTACATGTCAACGCCCAATCGCTCGTTACGGGCCTTTGTGATCTGCCCGTTCAGCTTTGATACCTGGTCACGCGCAATCAGTCGGGCACGGCTTTCTGTAACACCGAACCGACCGCGTATCTCCTTGGCAATGTCACGCCCTGATACACCGCCCCGCAAGCCCCGCTGTGCGATGCCTTCAACCTGTGTCAGCATCTGCTCTGGTATGGACTCGATCAGGTTGGCGTTCTCACGCGCCCATGAGCGTATCTCGACACTTAGCCACTGCCCATCAATAGAGCCAGACTGAAACACGTCTACTCCAAGCACGGCACGAACGCTATCCTTGAATCGTGATCGGTTCCACTCGCTTATGTCCCTGCCTCGATCTTCGGTTCCCCTCGCTTATGTCCCTGCCTCGATCTTCAAGGCGGTCTATCAGTTCCTGTGACCGCCTGCTACCGGCGCGGCGTAACTGTGCAATGATCTGTTCGACATCCTCATCCCATGCGTCAGCCCGCTCCATGATCTGGTCGCGGTCTTGCTCAAGTTCCGGGATTCGGTCGATCAGTAGTTGTCTAATGTCTGATTCTATTGCTCGGACAAAACGCACCAACTCGCCACGGTAACGCCGCTCGATTGCTCGTGGCGGCTCAATCTCAGGGGCTTCACGCAACAGCCCCCTACGGCCCTGACGCTCTTTGCGGCGTCTGGCTTCCTCAAGCACAGGCTGACTTATTTCATCAATGCGGGTGGTCATTGGTCAGCGCCCAAAACTTCAGGCGTGAATGAGTCCATGGGGTCGATGATCCTTCGGGCCTGCTCCTCAGTGACCTGCGTAAACGATACACCAATAATCTCAACTGCTGTGTCTGTAGGCATCTGCCCTGTTGCCACCGCTTGCGCGATCTGTTGCAACGCTTGAATCTGTGTGCCGTTGAGGGCTTCCTTCTGTACGTCCTCACCCTGTACGCCTTGCTGTTCTTTTGGCGAATCCTCTGGGTCGCCTTCCGGCTGGTTCTGTGCTTCCAGTTCCATGCGTTTTTCCAGCCACTCAAAATAGGCCGCCTGGTCGTACGTGATGTCAGGCCGGTACTCGCCCATGCCAAAGCGCATGTGGTAGACGTACTCAGGATCGACACCGCTGTTCATTTGCTGATACAACATGTCAGTTTCAGCGTTAGTCTTCTTGATCGTGGCCCACTCGGACTCGGTCGGCTGCCACAGCGGCGGCCACTGGAATTCAAGGGTCTCTGGGCGGTCTGATCGTGACCACTCGATCTGCGCGTCAAGCAGGCCCACCAGCCACTCAATGCACGGCTGTATGTCGTCACCGCGATACGCCTGCACGCTGTCGTAGTAGTTGCGCATGTCGCCTTCACCCGTGGCGTTCATGCCGTCCGGGGCCTTGCCCAGCAGTTTGGTTGCCGGATAACCGCTCATGGTGCAGACGTGCATGGCGAACTTGTCCCACAATTCAGGCAAGCCCGTTACGCTGGACGCCTTCTTGTCGTAGGTCTCGCCGTCAGAGTCGATCATCGCCAGGTTGGCAGTGGATCGGGTTAGGTCCATTATGGTGGCGCGCTTGCTTACCAGATCGTCTTGGCCTTGAGCGAGCATGTCAGACAGCCCCTTAACCCCCAGCACCACCTGAATGAAGTCCTGCACAATAGACGCGCTGGCATTCATGGTGCTGCCGTAGTTCTTCAATCCATCATAAACCGACTGTAGCGTTGAGTCACCCCATCCGTCGTTACGCTGGCGTTCGTCGGTGGGTAGCGCCTCGCCATCAAATCGCCACATACGGGAGCGGTGTACACGGTACGGGACGCCTTGTATTGGCTGGACGC